CGAACACCCCAAGCGCTGCCGTCGACCCTACAGCGGCCGTCGTCAACAGCGGGAATTGGCGTGCCACGTCTGTGCTCGTCTCGAACACTCGGGTCATGGCCGGCGCGACCTTCGCGAATGCCTCGTTGCCCGCGATCGTCAGCTCGTTGGCCGCCTGCTCCTTCTTGAACCCCGTCTCCGCGCTGATCACATCGAAGGCCGTCCCAACTGCCGTTGTGTCCTTGCGGGTGCGGTCCATGACCGTCTTGACGTATTCGCGGTTGTTCATCTCGGCGACCAGCGCCATGAGGGCCTGACGATCCTGGACCGTCTTGCCGACAGCCTTGGCCATCAAGATGTCCACCATCGACTCCATGGTCTGCTTCTGCTCTTCGGTGGTCCCGCCTTGCTTCAGCTTTCCACGCAGTGCGACGTAGCTCTTGTCCTTGTCCCCGACCTGCTCCACCAGGCCCATGAACGCATCCATGGAATTGACCCCTTTCGATCTTGCCTTTGCCAATTCCGTCGGCAGGTCGATCCCCAGTTTTTTGAAGTCGTTCGCGGTGTCTGCGCTGTTGATTTTTCCCAGGTAGTTGACGAGGTTGTTCCCTGCCTCATCTTTGGTTCCCGCCGTGATCACGCTGGCCTGCATGCTGCCCAAGAGCCTGCGAAATCCTTCCACGCCCGACAGGCCGCTCTGCTTCCCCATAGCCATTGCCTGGGGCAGCCACTTCGCCATGTCTTTCAACTCGAATCCACCCGCCTGACCCGCAGCCATGGCCATGTTCAGCACTTCGGGGATCTGGTCCAAGCCGATGCCGAACGTCTGCATTCCACGCAGCCCTATCGAACCAAGCTGTTCAGCGCTGGCCCCGCTTGCAGTGCTCGCACGCATGAGCATCGGCAGCATCTTGATGGCCTGGTCCCGCGACACAGCGCCGCTCGCAATCAGGCTGTCGAGCGTGCCGGCTGCGTCGTCGATCTTGCCGCCGCCAGTCCGTACCGCGGCGCGGATCGCTGCATCGAGCACGCCCTTTCCCTGGATGCGCCCAGCCGCGTCACGGTCAGCGAAGGCCGTGTTGGCCATCTGCGCCAGGCGCATGCTGTAGTCCATCGGCGCTTTGGTCACCCGGTCGGCGGCGTAGGCCCCAGCCGCAGCCCCAGTGCCGAGCTGCATGGCACCAGCGCCGGCCGTGCGCAGCCCCCGCGCCAGCTTGTCCATGTAGCCGTTGAGCCGCTGCAGCGTAGCGCTACCAGTGCGGTCCACCTGCTGCAGCGCGGGCACCAGCCGGTCGATCTCGCGCCGAGTCGCTGCCGTGGCCTGCTGGACGCTGCGCTGTGCGCCGACGATGCGATCGGCGCCTGTCGTCGCGGCTTTCGTGGCGTCCGTGTGTGCGGTGCCTTGCTGATCGATGGCCCGCTTCGTCGCGCCGACAGTCTTGCGGATGTTCTGCTGCGCCTCTTCAATCTGCCGCGCGTCCTGCTGAGCCCGCTGGCCGATGTTGCTGACCAGCTCCAGGATGTACTTGAGCTTGAGCTGGTTCACGGCTTGGCCTTCATGAGCTTCGCGAGTTCAGCGGCCATTGCCCGTAGGCGCGCCGTCGGCAGCGTCTCGAACGAAATCGGCGAGCAGTGCAGGGCCAGACCGAGGCTCAGCAGCAGGCTGTCCCACGCGCGCAGTCTGGCCCCCGGGCTGTGGGGCGTCACCATCTTGTTGACGCTGACCGGAGGCGATGGCCTCGAAGTCCGCCGGGCTGATGTTGCCGTAGCGCACTTCCGCAGCCAACTCGATCAGGAAGATACGCTGCTCGATGAGGCCCAGGTCGTGCGGGCTGAGCTTGCCGACCAGCTCCAGGTCGATGACGGCTTGCGGGATGCGCTGGCCATCGCACTCGAACGCCTCGATGTGCCGGGCCGTCAGCGCGAAGCGGAAGTCGGCGTCGCTGACCAGCAGCGTCGGCTTGCCTGCGACGGACACGACGCGCTCGGCCTGGCGCTGGGCAATGCGCTCGTCGGCGACGGAGGTCTCGCGCAGGTGGACGCGACGGTAGCGCAGCACCTTGCCCGCGGATTCGACCGGCAATCCGTCGATCAGCGTCAGGAATTCAAGTTCGGAATGCATCCCAGCCCCGATCAGTTGAGGATGACCCAGTCCGCAGCGCTGGATACACCGCGGGCCATGTACCACTTGCCTGTGCCCCCGACAAAGGCCCGTTGCCCGATGAATGCCGGCTCGAAGTCAACACGCGGCACGATGTATTCGCTGCGGCGGCCTGAGTCGCAGAGCTGCTTTGGCGCCAGCATCCCTTCGACGATTGAGGCCCCACCGACCTTGAACACCCCAGTACTGAACCCCGATCCGTTGTGACAGGTACACCAGATGTCGATCGCAGCATTCGCGCTCAAGAATGACCCTCCACGCACGATGACCCATTCATTTTTGGTCGTGACTTTGCCGACCAACGCGCCCCCGCAACCGTAGACCCACACATCTGGTTGTCCAGCCAGCACCAGCACTGGAATCGCGAACGAAATCCACCGACCGTAGGGCCTAGCTGAGTGCGGCGCCGCTGGAATGATGTGCAGCCCGTTGTTGGCACTGCCTGCTGCTGTGATGGTCACTTGCGCGCAGAAGGCCCCCGCACCCGGATAGAAATCGGCTCCATTGCGAGCCACCGTGGCATTGACCAGTGTTGTCCCAGCTGGCGCAGCAGCCCCACCGGCGGGCCAGATATCCATCCAGGGGTTCAGGAAGATGTTCTCGAGGGTCGAACGACCGAAGCCGCCCGAGCAAACCGAACCACCGTTGATGTCGACGATCGGCCCGCCCATTTCCATTCCGTCGCCCTTCTGGGCATTGACGACATGGGACGACATCACCGTGATGTCCTCTGCACCGTAGCCGTTCAGCCGCCCGCCGTAGGTCGTACCGTCGAACGTCGCATAGCCGAACACGAGACCGTTGACTCTTGGGCCCTGGCAATCGATGAACTGCCAGGTCTTCTGACCACCTGGCGCGTTGAACATGAACACGTTTGCCGACAGCTCCGGCGACATGCAGGAGACAAACCGTGGCGACATCGCATTGGCCTCCATCCACATGTCGCTCACCCGGACGTTTGCGTTGTCTTCGACGTCCATCGGGCGACCTGTCAGGCCTTCGATGCAGCCATGAATCCAGTTCTGCCCCTCGTTGCCAGGCTGCGGCTTCATCACGATGCCGTGCCGTGCACCTTCAAGATTCACCCACAGCTCCACCGCGTTCGTTGCCACGTTGTGAGTGACATTTTTTTCGATCAGGATGTGGTCGATCGGCATGCCCGGATTCGGGATCGGCGGCGAGTAGTTGGCGGATGAATCGACCGCCATCCGCCCGATGAGCATGCCGCGCATGACGACTGCGTAGTTCGCTGCGCCAACTCGAGTCGTGATGGAAATTGAAAATCGGTCCACTCGGTCCAGCACCACCGCATTCCGACAGCACCACGGCTTGCCGTAGATGTTGAGCTGCATGTTCAGGCCGTTCAGGCCAGTAGCTCCACCCACGAACGTCAGTGCGTCCTTCTCGATCGACATCGGTGTGCCGTCCGTCAAGTCCACCAGCACCGCATCGTCTGCGCCATCGCACCAGATGCTCACGCGGCGTGTGATCGTGATCGGTTCGCGAATCCGCAGCAGCCCCCGGATCCGCAGCTGAGCGCCCTCCGGCACTGTATTGATCGCGTTCTGGAATGCGTCGGTGTCGTCTGTCACACCATCGCAGATGCACCCGTACTGACGGACGCTGTACGTCAGCCCCCGGCTGGCCACCGCCAGATCTGTCAGCGCGACGATCGCAGCCTTCACTTGCGTGTACGTTGCAGGCACATCAGCATCGAACTCCTGCGGCACCAGCCCCGCTTGCTCGATCAGCTGCATCAGCTCCCAGCGCACACTGTTCAGGTCACTGGCGCTGACGGCTGTTGTCACTGGCGCCGTGTCTTGATGCATGCGGCGTCCAGTGCCCGCATGGGTCACATGTGCATCGCTTTGGGTGTAGTTCATGTGGGTCTCAGGTCAGGATCACGTTGAGTTGATAGCGGGCAGGAATGCGACGCTCCAGCGCGCACACCATCTCTGCCAGTGCCACAGGACGCCGGATCAGTCTGTCGCCGACGCGGCCGACGCCGACGCGGAACGGTGTGCTCGATACCGGCACCAGCACATGCAGCCTGCCGTCCAATACACCCAGTCGGCGTCCCGCACGATCACGGCCAACGCGGAACGGGGTGTTGTACCGAGCGATGCCGGGATACCCCATGTTCGACAGGAAGGCCTCGATTGCTCCAATCGATGCCGGGCTGGAATCGGTGTAGACACCTGACCAGCCACGCAGCCGGGCCAGCAGTCGTGCCTGGCGGTCTGCCGGGCTCTGCAGCGGTCCAAAGCAGGTATCCGGCAATCCAGCGGCTTGCTCCCACTCCGAGAGCCGATTGCGGGTCATGTGCGGCAGCCAGTCCGCAGCAGTACTCAGCGTCCAGTCGTGCAACTCGGAGAAGCTCGCAGCCACTCCGTGCAGCGTGCGCATGAGCGTCGTGCTGGGATCACGTGGCCAGGCAAACCCGGTCGGCACCAGGTATGTCAGCGACTGATAGAACTGGCCGGCGCTCATGCGAACGTCACCGTGCCCAGAACCAGCAGCCTGTCATAGCTGCTGACCGTGAAGAATGCGCCGCTCACGAGCACCGGGCTGATGACGGTGTGGTTGTACTCACCGACGACGGCGCTGATGACCTCTGCAACGTGGCTGTGCGGTATCGATCCACCGGGCTCCGCCTCGCGGAAGAAAATATCCTTGAGCGCCGCTGTCACACCGGCCCGGATAGCAGCCGTGTCCGGTGAAATCGACAGCGTGACGTTGATCGTCACTGCCGTCGGGATGATCACGAACAGCTCGTCAGGCGGCCCCCGCCGAGGGTCGCGGATGTAGTCGAGCACGGCGGTCTGCTGCGCCACTGTGGGCAGGCCGGGGGACACGTTGCCGTCGGCCATGATGATCACGCCCGCCGTCGTCGGCCCAGCCGGGTTGCGCACGCCCCATGCGCGCGTAATGCCCGCGACCTGCAGCGCCCAGCGGGCGTAGTCGGCCGGACTCCCGCCCATGGGCTCAGCGCTCAGCCGCTGCTGGAGGCGGTAGATCGCCTGGGCATCCGTCTCCTGATCGGCGCCGCCGCTGATGCCGCTGACCGACCCGCTCATGAACGCGCTGTCGATGCCGGACACAGGTGACACGAGCGCCATCGGGATCGACGCACCCAGATTGCCAGCCGCTCCAGCGACCAGGGCGATCACCTGCGCGGTCACCAGCCCGGCCGCCACCGCTACATCTGCCGTGACCCGGTACTGACGGCCGTCAGCCGACTGCATCAGCGTGCCAGTCGTCAACAGCGTGCCGTTCACGCCTGTGCCGGTTGCTGTCCCTGTCGCGGCGGCAGCTTCCTTTCGGTTCATCGCGTAGGTTGACAGCCAGCCGTCCAGGAACGCGCCAGCAGACTGGGTCGGGATCGCCTGGCGCGCGATGAAGTCGCGCAGATAGCGATAGGCACCGTGCAGCCCGGCGCCCTGCACGAATGCAAGCGCCTTGATGTTGCTGCGCGCCAGTTCAAGGTCGGCGGGCCGCAGACCTGCCGGGTCCGTGACTTGCACCGCCTGCGCAAGGGACTGCTGCAGCAGCCGCGCGGCGTTGTCGCTCAGCTCCTGGATGCTGGGGATTGGGACATTGAGCGGCGTGGTCATGTCGTCACCCACCGGCTGATGCTGGTGCCCCAGAGCACGTCATAGACCGGCTGCACGCGCTCGGGCTGGTAGATCGCTGGCCGCACGGCCAGCCTGTCACCGATCCACTGCGCTGTGACGGTCACGCGGCTGGCAATGCCATCGCGCACCAGCCAGTCGAGTGACTCCTGCGCAGCAAAGCGGGCATGCTCCAGCACGTCACCGGTGACCTTGCCGATGTAGACCAGCCACAGGCCCGATCCCCAGGCATCCGATCCGCGGTTGAACCCACCGCCCATGAACTCGTCCCCGACCCAGCCGCGGCGATCGGTCTCGCGCAGCGGCAGCCGGTCGTCCGGGCCCGCGCGGCGATCAGTGAACAGGCTCAGGATGATCGCGGTCTGGAGCGAGTCCTCCAGCTCCAGCGCGTAGGACGCCAGCATCTCGACGCCTGGCTGCGGCGCACCGCTCGGGTGATTGACGTCGGTGTACGGGTGGGGGATGGGCGCGGTGGGTGTCGCCAGACGCCAGTCGAACGGCACCCCGAGCTGGGTGGTGGCGCCGATTGTGGCTGGGGTGATCCGGGTGGCGATGTCGATCATGGTGCAGCCAGTTTCCGCAGCAGCGGTTCTGACGACCAGACGAACACATTCGCGTGCCCATTAAAAAAGGGGCCGAAGCCCCCTGTCAATTACCTTGAATCAGGTCACAGCCACTGCGGATCGGCCAGTATGTTGAACGTCAGGTCCACGCTGCCGGCCCCCACGTCACCCAGCGCGCCGAAGGAGCAGTTGGGCATCAGTACGCGGCGGCCCGACTGCTGATCGCGTGCAGTGATCTGCATGTTGTTCAACTTGGTGTAATCGCTCGGCTGCGTCTTTTCGCCGAACTGGATCTTCGCCTTGAGAAGGCGTGGCACGCGCTTGCGGCGCGTGAAGTCGTCACCGGAGGCGCTGACCACCACCTCGTTCTCAAAGCCAGCGGCGCCGCTGATGCGCTTCACCGTCGACCACGATCACATCGATCTTGAAAAGCTGATTCGCCATCGTTTTCTCCTGTCCTTCCTGGTTGTCGAGATCAGACCGCGCCGGCCACGACGTAGCTCGTGATCTCGGTCTGGTAGTGCTGGGTCACGATGACAGGCTCGTCCTGGATCTTGAGCTTGCCGTTCGGTCCATCCACCTCAACGACGAGGGTGTCGCGGTAGTGGCCCATGTTCTGCACCAGCGCCACGTCCATCAGCAGCTTGTACAGGCCGATCATGATTTCTTCGCCAAGCTGCTTCGTCATGATCTTCTGTCCCGGGATCGGGTCAGTGATGTACTGCGCGAGCTTGAAGCCCTGGTACTTGATCTGGAACTCGGTGACATGGAACCAGCGGTAGTAGCTCATCGTCTTGATCCAGCACAGCTCGGCCATGCTGCGGTCGGCAGCGCCACTGGTGGTCATCGTGTAGTTCGTGACCGTGCGCAGCAGCGAGCCGGTGTAGTCCTGCGCGATGGCAAGTGGGCAGGCCCCGGCGGTCAGCATGTTGTTGAGCTGGTCGATGGTCCAGTGGTTGCCCTGGCTCGGGCCGCGGTAGCCGGACAGCACCACGCCCGTGGCCGGCAGCGCCGGGTCGATAGCC